CGTCCTGCGCCAGCATATCCGTGACCTGTGCGACTAACTCATCGACCTTGATCGGGTCAGCCGTTTCGATGCCGTCGCGTGGATTGCCAGCGAGCGGCGTCACATCAACGATCCGCTCGGCCTCGTCCTGATCGTAGATTCCGCCAAAACCAAAGGCCACGCGAGCGCACTGGATCAGCGCTTTGTGCCGCAGCATCCGGCGCGGGTGCGACTTCCAAGGCCCGGTGTCGCGCTTCACTTCGGCCATGTACTCGCGCACCGTCGTCGGGTACTCGCGGTCCTTGCGATGGATCGTGCATTCGATCCATGAACCATCTTCAGCGTCCGCGAACTGGATGCCGTTGCACTGCGGGTGATCGTTGATGATCCGCGACCAGCCATCCACGCCAACAACCGGCACGATGCCGTTGTTGCGGTCGGGGAAAGCGTAAATTTCGCGGGTCCAGGGATTCAACCCGAACTGATTGGCGACGATGCACAGAGCCATCATCTGCTCGGTGGACACATCGCCACGGAAGGCCGTCGCCTTGAGCGTGGTGAGCATTTTGTCCTGATCCACGCCAAAGCGGTTCGCCATCGTGGCGATCAGGCTCGGCTTGCCGTCAATTTTTACGACTGCGTTCATTACTGCCAATCCTCTGGAAGGTATTGCGGCTTGCGCCACGAGGTTGCCATTTGCTTGCGTCCGTCGATGCAACGGCGGGTATGAGTCATCGGGTTGTGCGAATCAATCCAGTGCAGCACCCAAGTCAGCACCGCGACCGCGAGTATCAGGATGAAGAACACCAAGCCCACTACGGTGAGGTCGTCCATCAGCGGGTCACCCGCAGCGATGCGTTGTGGTTGCGCGTGAACGAACGGCGCTCAGACAGGTAAGGGTCATCAATGTCGTTCCGGCGGAAAGAGCGGTTCATTTCCTCGTCCGACGGGCAATAGTTATCGACGACCTTCTGTGCTTCGTAGGCCAAATCCTCAGCAATGTGCTGGCACACTGCATCGACCAACTTGGTGCCAACGAATCCCGCGTAGTTAGCGAGCGGCGTCGGCAGCATCGCGTTGAGGATCGCGGCGAACAGGTCTTTCGCAGTGTCGTCGGGGAACTGCTTTTCGATGACTTCCAGCAGCAGCGAACGGCCATAGTCATTTGCTTTCAGCCACTCACCGGCCAATTTTTCGTCAACGTAGTCCATCGCTTCCGCAGGCGTGATTCCCTGCGGGAACTGGCGGTGCAGTTCTTCTTGAGCCAGATCGTCAGCGGCAGCGGCGAAAGCGGTGGTGGTTTTCATGTTGCTCTCCTCGTCGGGTGATCCGGCGTGATGCAACTATAGCTATAAATTACCCATTGGCTAATCGCTTTTCTGTATGGTTTCGGTTGTATTGGTAGAAAACATCTATTGCTGTTGGTTTGCCAATGGCAATACTATTGGCTGCGATGAAAACACTACGCCGCCACATGAAGCGAAACAAACTAAGCCAAGTATCACTAGCAAGGGAGCTTGGTGTATCGCAGGCCACGGTCTGCCAGTGGTTGTCTGGGCAGAAAAACCCAACATTGGGAAATCTGGGAAAGCTGGCCGATTTCACCGGACTGACAGTAGACGAACTGTTAGATAGGAAAGCGGCGTGACCGCCGCGCCTACGGGGGAAATCCAGTGCCGCCTCTGCGGTTATCCAGGCTCAGACCTGTGCCAGCAATGCACTGACTGGCAACCCATTGCCGAAGCGGCTGAAGCCGCGATCCAGTACGCAAATGAACACCCTGAGGCATCCCGATGAGGGACTACGGACGGGTCTATAAGGCGAACGTGGCGTGAGCGGCTACACCCCTGTCTTTGACACGGTTTTCCAAGGCACTCTCTGCGGCAAATACCCCGATCTTCCCGTTTGGCTGGTTTTACTGGCGCTACAGCAACGCGGCGGGATCATTGACGCGCACCCGTCCTACATCGCCACGATCTCGGGCCTGCCGCAAGCCGACATCGAAGCCGCGATCAAGCGGTTCTGCGATCCTGATCCGGCCTCACGAACCGCAGACCACGATGGCCGCAGGCTGGAGCCGATAGAGGGGGCGGGGTTTGGATGGCGGGTGCTGAATCACCGCAAGTACCAGGAAAAGGCAAGGAAATCCGCGTTCGACGCGCTGCGAGTAGCGGACGGGCGCAATGCCGAACGCATGGCTACCCGCGCACACCCGCGCACACCCGCGCACACCCGCGCACACCCGCCCTCAGACTCAAACACAAACAAAGAGAAGATAAGAGGCGCTGACGCGCCCCCGCCCTTCGATTTGGACTCGATCCACGGACTGGATCGGGAGGCGTGGGGTCTGTGGATCGAGCATCGCAAAGCCATCCGCAAGCCGATCAAGCCGCACGCGGTCAAGGTTGCGGCCAGTCAGTTAGCCCGACTTGGGAAGGATCAGCGCAACGAGGTTGACCGCGCCATCGCGGGCGGGTGGACAGGGTTGCACCCGGATGGCGGTATTCCAGCCAAGTCGAAAGGGGACCGCTTTGCAAACGCTGTCTAGCCTTCGTCGCTCGGGAAAGTCTCCGGCCCTGCCGGTGTTCGTTTGCGACATCTTTCCCCTCGCGGCAAACCTCCGGGACTGCGGGGCGGTAGTGGTTCACCCACGGCATACGGACTGGTCGGAACTCACCGGCCTCGACGTAATCCTGGCGCTGCGGTCCTACCCGCGCGACCTCGCCCGCTCGATCCTTGCCTGTCGCCCTCGTCGGTTGCAGTGCATCGACTGGTCAGCCCGAATGGGCGAGCGGCTTTCAGTGATGTTGCCGCTATGACTCCGCTAACCATCGAAACCCCGATTGACTGGGGCGCATATCAACTCACGGACGACGACCGCGCCCGCGTGATCGCCCCCGGATCGTTGCTGGAAAAGGCGCAAGCCATCCTGCACGGTAATTCGGAGTACGAGGGGACACCGCTGCCGTTCCCCAAGGTCGCAGACAGAATCCGGCTGCGGCGCGGGAAGTTTCATGTGTGGGGAGGTATCAACCACCACGGCAAAACCGCGCTGCTGAAGCAATGCGCATTGGGCCTTGTGAAGCAAGGCGAAGTCGTGTGCATGGCCTCACTGGAGGAACTGCCGGAGGAAACCTTTGCCGACGTAGCGCAAATGGCGCTCGGAATGTGGGTGAACGAACGGGGAAAGGTGCAGGAGGTCGCGGACTGGTTGCAGGGCCGTCTGTGGCTGTACGACCAGCAGGGGATGATGTCGGCAGACCGTGTGCTGGCCCTGATGACCTATTGCGTCCGTGAGTACGGCTGCACGCATTTCATCGTGGACTCATTGATGCGGCTCGGGGTGGACAGCGAGGACAACGAGGCGCAGCGGGTATTCGCCAATCGCCTCACCGGACACGCGAAAGCGTTGAACCTCGGCATCCATTTGGTCTGCCACATTCGCAAGCAGAAGGACGAAACCAACGTCCCGTCGATGATGGACGTTAAAGGCTCTGGCTCGATCACTGACCAGGCCGACAGCGTGTTCATCGTGTGGCGCAACAAGTCCGAGGATCGCTTACCGCAAGAGCCGCAAGCGATTCTCGTTGTAGAAAAACAGCGGGGCCGTCCGAACTGGATCGGTCGCGTGAAGCTCTGGCACGACATGCAGTCCGGCCAGTTCCTCAGTGCAGCGGGAGACAGTCCGCAATGGTTCCTGACGACGGACCCGTTCTGACATGGACACAACACGACCCCTACGCGATCAAGTCCACGGACGGTTGCTACAGCGTGGCGAAGTACGGTTCACCAAAGGGGTTCACTTACGGGGCGTGGCGGACGTTGTCGCACCCTTCTGGCCGGTTGCTGCTAGCCGCAAACCTGTCGGACGCAAGCACGGCGAAAGCAAGGTGCGAGCATGACCGATCTGCGCAAGCTGGCGAAGGGGCAGGACTGCATGGTCCGGCTACCGGGCATCTGTAACTTCAACCCCGAAACGACGGTGCTGGCTCACGTTCGGCAGAACACCGGGATCGGGCAAAAGGCACCTGACCTATTGGGCGCTTGGGCCTGCTCCGCTTGTCACGCTGCCGTCGATAGCGACCGAAGCCACCGACTGGACTTTTTGGAAGCGGTCATCCGCACCCAGTACAAGCTGATCTCAACCGGGCGGGTGAAGTGGTGAGCTTGAATCGATTCGCCAAACGGGTGGACGCCAACCAGCCTGAGATTGTCCAGGCGCTGCGCAACGCCGGGTGCCGTGTCTGGGTGCTGTCCAAGCCGTTCGACCTGCTGGTGGGCTTCAGGGGCCGGTTCACGGTGCTGGAGGTCAAGGCCACGAAGCGGGTGCGCAGGGACCAGCAGCACCAAACCGACGAGATCGCCACCTGTCAGGCCGGGGGACTGCCCGTGTACCGGGTCGAGTCGGTCGATCAAGCCCTAGCTGCTATCCGCGAGGTGAACCGATGAACGACGACGACCGCATCCCCGACTCAGCCGCTATCTCTGCGGCCTGCCTTGCGCTGTTCCTGGCCCTGCTGCTGGGCTGCATCGTCTGGGGGGCCATGCAGTGACACCCGAGCAGGAAAAGCAGATCGCGCTGATCATGAAGCTGCGCGCCGAGTACAGCGACAAGATGCTCGCGCGCAGATTTCAATGCAGTGTGAAAACGCTCTATCGCGCCTATCGTCGTGCGTTGACCCGAAACGAGTCACCCCCTACCAACTTACAACCCGAGTGAGTTATATGCTCATCCGTGGGACGCCCGAGCATCCAAACGCCAGAACTCTGCGCCTCCATCTGCGAGCGAATCGCGCTGGGGGAGTCGCTGCGAGCAATCTGCCGAGACGAAGGGATGCCGGCACAGCGCACCGTACTCGAGTGGCTGTCCCAGAATGATGATTTCCGCGCCAAGTGCGCGCGCGCGCGCGAGGACCAGGCCGACTCTGTTGCCGAGCGTGTGTTGGACACTGCCGACAAGGTGGAGGCCGGCACACTTGCCCCTGACGCAGCTCGGGTCGTCATCAGCGCGTTGCAATGGACTGCCGCAAAACTCCGACCGAAGAAGTACGGCGAGCGTCTGGACATCGAACAGAACACGACCGTGGCTCACTACGTCGTTGAAGTTCCCGCGCTGGCGAGGGACGTTACCGAGTGGCTGAGTCAGTCGTCGTCTGGCGTGCCCAGCCTGGCCCACAGTCCGCGCTCCTAGCATGTCCCGTCTTCGAATGCTTTTTTGGCGGCTCGAGGGGTGGGGGCAAGACCGATGGGATGCTCGGTGATTGGTGCGCGCATTCGGGGCGTTTTGGCGCGAATGCCGCGGGCCTCATGGTTCGTCGCAGCCGCACGGAACTTTACGACACGATCGAACGTAGCAAAGCCCTGTTCCCCAAACTCGGCGCAACCTTCAACGAAACCGAAAAGGTCTGGCGCTTCACCAACGGCGCGCGCCTCCGCTTCGCGTACCTCGAAAACGATTCTGACGCCGAGTCGTACCAAGGCCACGCCTACACGCGGGTCTACGTCGAAGAAATCGGCAACTTCCCCAACCCCGCGCCAATCATGAAACTGATGGCAACCCTTCGCTCGAGCGCCGGAGTGCCTGTAGGGCTACGCGCCACGGGCAACCCAGGCGGTCCCGGCCACCAGTGGGTCAAGGCGCGCTACGTTGATCCTGCGCCGCTTGGGTACAAGATCATCACGGACGAGGACACGGGCTTGGAGCGCGTGTACATCCCGGCGCGGGTGAGTGACAACCTCGCGCTGCTCGAGAACGATCCTGGGTACGTTGCCCGATTGCGCGCATCGGGTTCGCCGGAACTGGTTCGCGCGTGGCTCGAGGGCGATTGGTCCGTGGTCACGGGCGCATTCTTCCCCGAGTTCAGCCTGTCCCGGCATGTGGTCGCGCCGCTCGAGCTGCCGAAGCATTGGGTGCGCTATCGCTCAATGGACTGGGGCAGCGCCCGCCCGTTCTCGGTGGGGTGGTGGGCCGTGTCGGATGGTGAGATGGATCAGTTCCCACGCGGCGCGATCATCCGCTATCGCGAGTGGTACGGAATGGAACCGCGCCGGCCAAATGTGGGATTGAAGCTCACCGCCGAAGCGGTCGCGGACGGCATCCTCGAGCGACAAGCTGAGGGCGAAAAGATCGACATGATGGTCATCGACCCCGCGGCGTTCGCGTCGGACGGCGGGCCGTCGATTGCTGAGAGGTTGGCTGGGCGGAAGGTGTTCGCGCAGCGCGCAGACAACTCGCGCGTCGGTCAACGCGGGGCAATGGGCGGATGGGACTTGGTGCGCGCCAGGCTGATCGGTGAGGACGACCGCCCGATGATGTATCTGTTTTCAACGTGCGTGGACACGATCCGCACGTTCCCGGCCGCACAGCATGACGACAAGCGGCCCGAGGACTTGGACACGGACAGTGAAGACCATGCGCTCGATGACGTTCGTTATGCCTGCTCGGCCCGTCCTTGGGTGCGCGCGATCGAGAAGCCGAAGCCGTTGAAGTTCAAGAACTCGACTCAGACGAGCGTTACAGAACTGATTGCAAAGCGTCGCCGCGAGCGGCTGGGGGCTGAGTAATGGCGACGCCTGACGAAACCGTATCGATCACCACGCCGGCCGAGATTGAAAAGGACGCGCCTGGCGTCGTGCGTCGGTGGCTGGCCGAGTTGACCATCGCGCACCGCGAAGAAAAGGACTGGCGCGAGGAAGGTAAAAAGCTCTGGGAGATGTACGAGGGCGGCAAGAAAAAGGCCCACTCGTTCAACATCCTCTGGGCGAACACGGAACTGCTCTTGCCGGCGGTGTACAACAGCACCCCCGAGCCGGATGTAAGGCGTCGATTCCGCGATGCTGATCCCGTCGGCAAGGCAGTGTCCGAACTGCTCGAGCGTGCGCTCTCATCCCAGGTGGACGAGTACGACTTCGACGACGAGGCGGAATCGTTCGTCCTCGACATGCTGTTGGTGGGTCGTGGTGTTCCCCGTGTGAAGTACGTCCCGACCTTCGCCCCGCAGCAGATGGGCGAGATGGAGCCGGGTGAGGACGAGCAGGCCGAGAAACTGACGGGCGAGTCGGTCGAATGCGAGACGGTGCAGTGGGACGACTTCCGCCGCGGTCCGGGCAAGCGATGGACTGAGGTGCCTTGGGTGGCCTTTAGGCACGACTTCACGCGCGAGATGGCCGAGGCGCAGTTCGGTCCCGAGATTGCCGATGCGTTGACTTACAGTGACGGCAAGGAC